TGTTCATGATGAGCAGTGCGTTTTTAAAACGGGGGCTAAGTGCCCTGTGGGTCAAAGATGCGGCGGGAAACGCTGCGCCCACGACGTTTCCTGTGTTGATAAAGGTAAGTTTGAGACAGTTGTAGTCCGTAAGAAACAGCAAAAACCTGTTCACGAGACTCAGGAGCATAGTCGTTGGTGTGCTGAAAGGCATGCCCACGCAATTAAACACGGTATTAAGTTTCCGTGTGGTTGCGGCCATACTCCTATCTGTCGTCAGTCTTACATTACAGCTCGTGAAAACAAAGCCAAATGGGTTTGTTGTTGTGTTGAGAAAGGTCAGTCTTCAAGTGAGTCGCTTGTTGCAAGTTCCCCTGCTGTCACGGTTCCAGAGAATATGCTGGGATCGGTTGTTGAAGTTCATGGACAGACCATGACCAACTTCGGAATCTATTGTGATTTCGGGACAGTAACCACCAGCCACACTATGGCTGGCGGTCCTTGTAAGGTTAATAGTATTTGGACGAAAGCCGACTTTACTAGTCATCAAGCAAGTGAGTTGATTCAGTCACTCCTTCACCACGATTTAGTGGTTATTCCCGGTAAAGTTAATGGTGCAAGACCATTGTCAATGAAGCAGTTGTCCAGTTTAGTTGGTCCTGTTTTGGGAGCTGTTACGCATCCCAATTTTACTAGCATTGGAATGATGACGGTGGGTAATACCACTGAACCTTCCATTGTTGTACAGGCCACTACCACCAAAGGCTGGTGTGGACTACCCTATTGTGCAGGAGGCAAAGTTTTAGGCATCCACAATCTTGGTCATAATAATGACAAGGATAATAGTGGTATTCGATTTACCCCTGAGATCCTCAGGTGGTTTTCGTCATTGCCAAAAAACTAGTTGTCCCCACCATTCAACCGGTGGGGCCATTCCCAGATATAGTGCCATTTTTGTCCGGTTTTGCGGAATTAGTGGCTGCTGGTTATGTGCCGGTCCAGAAGGGACCTTATAGAAAGTTGCCAAAGGGGAAGTATATTGATAGTCCTTATAGTAGTCTGGAGCCACTTTATGTTCCAGCACAGTTGAATATTAGATCCCAGTTGTTATGGATGGGGAAAATGACTAGACCGACTGGTCGTCATATCACCAATTCTGAATACAACCGAGCTTTAGCTATATTAAGAGCAGAGTTCCGTCCATTCACTGAAGGAGGTTTTACAACTCTCGATGAAGTTATAGGAGTTCGTCAGCCAGACGGCTCTTTTATTAATAGTCGAATAGATTGGGACCGTTCCCCTGGATGGCCGTGGGTCAATAAAGGATGTAAGACCAAGAAAGAAGCTTGGGATAAATTTGAACCCGAGATTAGAGAAATGACTGAGAAGTTGGTTCATGGCGAGTATGTTGAATGTGTTTTTATAGCTTCTCCAAAAGATGAGTTGCTTAAACCCAACAAGTCAGCAAGGATTTTTTGTCCTGCTCCTTTCCACCACCACTTGGCTTGTG